GGACATCCTGAAGATGATCTGTAACATCGACCGCTTGCATCCGGCATCACGGTAGTCTACACTTTGAGTGTTGGGTTGGGTCTCTGGTGTGTGAGGGCATTCGACCGCCTGCCGTGCCAGAGACCCGCCCGATGAGCACCGAAAGGAGAGCCAGTCATGGCAGCAAGGAACCGGAAGAAGAAGGTGGATGAACCAGTCGTCGAGACTGGTCCAGTCCCCGAAGAGCAGAAGCAGCTCGCGCCCTTGAAGGAGTACGACATCGGCCAAGCCGAAGCCGGACTCGTTGCGCTCGGGCGCATGACCGATGAACAGTTCGAGATGCAGCTCACCGAGGTCAAGACCGGGCTCGCTCGTCTCGACCGCATCTGCAAGGAACTCCTCGTCGAAGGCGTCGACTACGGCAGCCTCGACAAGGACAGCAAGGACAAGGACGCACGCAAGATCCTGTACCAGGACGGCGCCGTCCAGCTCTGCCGTATGTTCAAGCTCGTGCCTACGTACAAGCGTGACGTGCGCGTCGTGCACGCCACCGATGACATGCCCGCCTACGTGCTGGTGACCAGCGACTGCGAGCTGCACCTCGGCGCAGCAGACGGGCCCATCGTCGGCACGGGCGGCGGCGGAGCTACGACCCTCGAAGACAAGTACCGCTACCGCTGGAGCAAGCCAGCTTGCCCGGCGTGCGGCAACACCGAGGGCTTCATGAAGTCCAAGAAGGAACCCGAGTGGTTCTGCTGGAAGAAGCGCGGCGGATGCGGCGAGACCTTCCCGTTGAACGACCCGAAGGTCATCAGCATGAAGGTCGAGCGTGTCGAGAACCCCAACCCATACGAGCTGCTGGAGACGTGCGTGCAGATGTCCGACAAGCGCGCCTTTGTCATGTCCACCAGGCGCACCACTGGTGCGTCGCGCCTGTTCACGCAGGACGAGGACCAGATCGAGGCGCAGGGCATCATCCCGCAGGGTCAGCCGGAAGGCAGGCGTATCGAACGTCAGGCCGAAGCCAACTCCTCCCCGGAGACCAAACCAGAGCCTGCGAAGGCCGAGGCCCCGGCTGGCCCTCCTCCTCGCACGGATGAGCAGAAGGCGCGCAACGGAGACAAGAAGTACATCCCTCCTGCCAAGGAGCTGATGTTCATGGAGAAGCTGCTGAACCACAGCGTGTTCACGCAGACCGAGCGCAACAAGGCCATGAACTGGGTGTACAACCTGCGCATCGGTGAGCTGTCAGAACAGCAGGTCACCGAGCAGCTCCGGCGCTTCATCTGCCGGACCATCGAGCAGTACCACAAGCGTGCAGGCGACAAGTCGGACCTGCCCGCAGAGCCACCCGCAGAGGTGGCGTCGATGTTCATCATGATGCTGGACGAGAAGTAGGCACCACCGAAGGAGACGGCCATGTTGAAGTATCGCAGTGAACAGATGGCGCAGCTCGCGCACGATCTGCTCGAAGCGGACGGCGAGCTGACCCCGGAGCAGGAGCAAGCGTTCCTCGCTGCGGGGGCGGATGAGGAGGGACTGTTCGACGAGGCAGCCCTGATCCAGGAGCTGGAAGAGCAGGCCCTGCTGCTCGAAGAGCGCTTCGTCAAGCCGTACCTCGAACAGATCGGCACCTGGCGGCACAGAGCCCAACGGATGCGCGCCCTGCTGGCCGCCAGGCTTGCCGAGTACCTGGACAAGACGGGCTCGAAGAAGAAGTCAGTCCGTGGCGTGGAGTCCACGCTCGTGCTCCAGTCACCTCGGGAGTCCCTAGACATGAACTCCGAGGCTCTGGCCAAAGAGACGCACGCCACTGGCTTCACCGAAGAGGAGGTGGCCAAGTCGGGCCTCCCCATGGTCTACTTTGAGCCTGTCCAGGTCTTCAAGGCCAGGAAGGACGTGATCCGGGCGCACCTGAAGGAAGGGGTCGCAGTGGGCCCCGCCCGGTTCGTTCTCGGGGATCCCAGCGTGCAGATCAGGCGCGCTGGAACGAAGCCGAAGGCAAGCGGAGCCAACGGTCAGTAGCAGAGGGAAGTGCGGTTCAGCATGTCGGCGTTATTCTCGAATCTCTCCTGCCGCGTTCTCGTGGCTATCGAGAGCTTCTCCTTCGCCGTTAGGTGCAAGCCGTCCGGGGTGGAAACATGCTGTACACCCCGGCCCTCTCTTCAACAAACGGAGGAGCACGATGCGTAAGCGTTTCAATCCCGTGACGTTCACTCTGCTGTTCGCAGCAATCACTTTCATCTTCGGGATCGTCACCATCGCCAAGGCGCAGGAGGTGCGGGTCGAGAACATTGACCTAGTGCCAACCTGGAGCCATGGTCCGACGGTGGCGTTCTACTCTGTCGCCCAGGACGCTGAAGGAACCTACCACGGCAACATGCTCACTGCTGGCGCCGGGTGGGAGATCGCCTTGAACCTGGTCGACTCGAACTACTTCCCCTGGCTGTCCATCGGCATGCCGCACATCGTCGGCAGCGAGACAGCGGGTGACACGTTCGCGTATGCCACTGGTCTGACTCTGAAGTTTGCTGGCAACATCGGCTTCGGCGCACTCGTCGATCTGATTCAGACACGGGATGGCGACGGCTCCGGTCTCTTCACGGGAGACTTCTCCTGGAAGAAGAACGGCACGCTTGTGTTCATGGTGAGCGCCCCGTTCACCTCGAACGCTGCTGTCTACACCGTCGGCAAGTGAGGCACTGGTGATCGCAGTGTTCCTACCGTGACCAAGCGGGCTCGGGTGGCAGCGGTGCTGCGGGAGTGCATTCTGGGGCTGCCCGAGCCCCACACGGAGACCTGATGGGACTACTAGACTACCCAAGCAAGCTCTTGCAGTGGATCTCCAGCAAGCTGCCATCGTTTCGCAAGAGGAAGTGGATCGACAACTTCACTCACGGCATGTTCAAGGAGAAGAGACATGAAAGTCCTGATCGCGCTGATGGCGGCCCTCATCCTGATCCTGGTCGGGTGCCAGAGCACACCGACCGAGATGCAGAGAGCGATCCCAGATGACTTCGACCTGAAGCTGGCCCTCTACAAGTCATACGAAGAACAGAAGGTCAATCGCGCCCCCACTCTGGCATCCTGTGAGAACTGGCCGCCAGACCCGCTGCCAGTCGTGAGCTACGAAGTGGGCGAGGCCATGGGCAATGGTCCAGTCATCGAGGTGCCAATCTACATGAACACCGAGGGACGCCGCAGCCAAGGCGGTCTCCTCTTCCTGCAGTACGACGACAAGCGCCTGCACTTCTTCGATGTGAAGGCTGGCCCAGCGTGGGACAACGCAGACTTCCGGCACGTCACCATCAACGACCAGATCCCAGGCAAGGCCATCTTCATCTTGCTCGGGTGGGAGCTGACCGAAGAAGGCTTCGCCTACGGCATCCCAGAGACCGACGAGCCGTGGGCATACCTGGTGTTCGAGACCATGAAGCCTGGCAAGGCGAAGATCGGCTGGGATCCGCTGCCAGCAGACATGACCAATAACTGCTATGGGTCGGCATGCTTCTATCGCCGAGGAGAGATGCTGCTCGACATCGATGACGCGGGCAGGTGTGTGTGGGATACCGTGGACTACTACACGGTGAACGGCGTGAACACGACAGGGACTCTGACCGTCGACCCTGGATTCGCTATCGTCACTGGACGATAAGCCATCCCTAGAGGGCAGGGATGGCACCAGGGGCCGGGGCGCTTCAGACGAGCGCGAGCCCCGGCCCCACACCAAAAGGAGACGCCATGCCACAGGGAAGGCCAGGAGAATACTGCAAGCACTGCGGAGGCAAGATCGCCTTCATGGAGATCGACATCGTCGGCGACAAGAAGTACCACAAGAAGTGCGTCGCCGAGATGCTGAACGGCCTGGCAAAGGAGAGAGAGCGCCAGGAGAAAGAAAGCCAGCCCGGCTCGCCTTGGTAAACCAGAGTCCTTGGTTGTCCGTGGGGTAGATCGGGTCGGGCTGGCCCATCACTAGCCGCCCAGGAGGATTACTCCCCTCGGGAGGCATGGTGCCAACCGTTGCTCGGGTGTTGGCTGGGGTACTGGGGAGCGGGAGACAGCCTCTCGCTTCCCAGCACTACAAGGGGGGAGAGATGCAGATCGACAACCAGACGGCAGCGATTCTCCTGATGATCGGCATCGTTCTGTTCTCTGCTGGGGTGGTATGCGGCGCCTGGGTGACTCTTTCCATCATCCAGAAGTACAAGGAAGAGCGAGACAGAAGACGCTACCTATCTGGTGGCGTAATGAACCACCATAAGGATAGATGACACGACTATGCTCGCGCCGACCACCATGATCGACACTTTCGTTGTCGTTCTGTCTAGCATTCTCTGCATGAGATGGATGTCTACCTCGATGCGAGCGAGATGTCCGTTTATCGATGTGTGCGCCTGCTCGTTCACCTCAAGGTAACGCTCCATAGCACTGCACTTTTCCTTCAGCACCGCAATCTCCTGCTCTAGGGTGCGCACTCGCCGCTCCACATTATTGGTCTCCCCCATCGTCATCCCAGTCACCCCTCCCGTTCAGCCTCACGGACCTTTTCGCGCAGCTTCTTGATCTTCTTCTTGAAGAGAATCCCGCGTGCTGGCTGCGGCACATGTTCCAACATGAGCAACTGAATGGGAGCTGGCGTCCCAAAGCGTACTGCGTCCTTCACTGCCATGACGCTGTCCCAAGCCTCGACGTAGACTGGACCAGCGACACGGCCCATCTCCGCTTCTCCATACCGCTCTGCCCAGAACTCGCTGTAGGCATCGAAGAACAGCGAGACGAGGCCGGACTGAGACGCAGCATCTCCGAGCTGGACCCACCACGGATCATCGTTGTCACGCCGCGTCAGAGCGTCACGTACACGGTTCAGACCGTACCCGAACCCAACGAGAGCCGCCAGCTTGGCGACCATCTTGGCCGTGTCTTTGTTCCACCCCATCTCACCCATACGCCTGAATTGAGTCAGGGTTTCCGCTGTCATCCTGAACGGGAACTGCTGCAAGCTGTAGAAGTGCTTCCCGACCGGATGCTGCACGAGGCCGGGCATGTCGATGATCTCGGTTCTGGCGTGGGCGCGCTCGCCAATGCGAGCCCCGGCGCGCCCTTCGAGGACGGCGTACTCGCCCTCGGTGAGCTTCTCCTTCGTTGCCATCTCGTAGAACCCGGGGTCGTCGAACAGCTCCTTCAGCAGGCGCTTCATCTGCGTCTCGATCTTTGGCTTGCCGTGCTCCCTTGCCGCTTCGAGCTGGCTGCGGTACGAGCGGAACGTGCTGGCTCCGGTGATGGCTCCATGCCTTCTGCCGATGCGGTCGAGATGGATCACGCCGTTGTTGTTCAGGAACGCGGTCCCCATCTTCGGCATGAACCCGCGCAGGTTGTTCGCCATGATGATCTGGAACTCGCTGTTCATGAGAACGCCAGTCTGCGCCAGGTGCAGATCGAGTAGACGCTGTGCCTCTGCGTCTGCCTTGCTCTCTGGCATCCCGGCGTCCATCAGCTCCTTCTTCTGGATCTTCTTGTACTCTGGCGCCCACCCCTTCAGCCACTGCACCAACTCGGTGTGCGCCCCAGTCTTCGCCCAGCTCGTGAGCTGAGAAACTCCAGCGGCTCCGAGGTATCGAATCGGAATGACCCCTCCGGCGATTGCATCCAGAAAGGCATTCGCCCTGGCCTTGTTGTACGGCTCGTGCGAGCCCGTGGCGATGTTGAAGAGGTCGCGGGCATGCTCGGCCTTGTACCCTGCGTCTCGCATGGCGTTCAGCATTGCCGCAGCACGCTCGTAGTTTGGGCCGAAGACGCGAGCCATCTCGACGCGGCGCACACCGGAGAAGAAGTACTGCCGGAAGAGCCTGTTCAGGTCCCAGTCGCGCATGACGAGCACGTCGAGGAGGCGTGACTTCTCGATGTGCCCAGCTCTGGTAATCCGCATGTCAGGCTGGTCGTAAGCATGCAGCGGCATCTGGAAGTCGGACTGGAACCAGGCGTCACGGTAAGCAGACAGCACGTTGACCACGTCATCGTGAGTGATGAGTCTGCGCTTGCCAGGGTTCAGCTCGTCGGCAACCATCACGCCCTGCTTGACGGCGCTGTCGTAGATCAGCTCCGCTGCGCGCTTCGCGTTCTGCACGCGCTCGTAGTAGCGAGTGATCTTGTTCGGGTCTGCCTTGTTTCCGAGAAACTCCGGCACCTTCACGCCAGTGAGAGACTCGATGGTTTCGTAGACAGTGGACGGGATCGGGAGAAGCGCCTCCTCCCTGAACTTCACCGGGACGTAGCTGCCTCCTGGATTCAGGAACCCGGCGCCTTCGCGGATCTTCAGGGTGTTGACGTCGTTCCATAGAGCTGATGCCTGCATGTCGCGCAGGTCGATCATCCTCGGGACGTTCCCGTAGTGTGGCTCACCCTCCTTCACGAAGGCGAACTTCTCGCCCGTTACCATCTGGTTGATGGCTTCGGCGAAGTGCCTGGCGAAGTCACGATCAGTTCTGGAGATCGACTCCATCAATCGCTCGGAAGCAGGAGTCTTCGGGATGTCAGTGAAACCCCAGTGCTCTTCGAGCATGCGGCTCACCTCGTGGTACTCCCCCATCGAGAGTTCTTTCCACCACTTCTTGTCCCAGTTTGTCCATCCCGCGTTCTTCATCGCGTCTGCGATGTTGGCGAGGCGCACACGTATGTTCCACGTTGCATCCTGAATGCCCTGGTTCAGCCACTTGCCACCCGGGCCAACGGCGGAGAGCCCAGCTCCGACCGAAGTGGCCCACTTGCCCATGCCAGAGACACGCTCCGCTGCTCTTGCCTGCGCCTCGGTAGGGATGTCCATCGAGACCGATTCGAGCTTCTGCCTGTAGACATCGCCCTCGAACATCTTGCGCCGAATGAGCCAGCCTGGAGCTGTGATCTCGGCGCCGTTCTCGTCGACCCACGTCGTCCTGAATGGCTCGATGCCGTTCTCTCCGTATGCGGTCTGCTTCTCCAGCTCGCCGAGGAGGCGCTCGGTCTCCCTCGGGCTCGGGCCCTTCCCCTTCTGCGATAGCTCGACTTCCTTCTTCCCGGCACGGCGGATGGCTGCATCACGAGCCTCACGGTTCATGTACTCGCGCACTACTTCCTCGGAGTAGGAGCGCTCTACAGGAGTCGGCACTACGCGTGCAGCGCCCTTCCTCTTCAAGCGCAGGAGCCAGATGGGCAGGCCAGCCAGGCCCATGCCCTTTGCCTTCTCCTCGTCGTCACCACCCCGGCTGGCCGCCCACAGCATCCCGGCTGACGTGAGCCCGATGGCGAGCACATTGTCCACTCCGAGGTCCGTGATGGCGCTCGGGAGTTTCCCCTTCATCTCCATGCTCTTGGACGCCACGCTGTCCCACAGGTCGATGAGCTGTTCGGCCTGGCGAATGGCCTGCTGGAACTTCGGCGGGAAGTGCGCGGCGTAGATGTCGAAGAAGCGCTCCGGCCCGGTCTTGGCGCGGATGACCTTGTAGCGCACCTTGGCGCCCTTCTTCTTGGCCACCTGCTCCTTGGCGACGAACAGCATGCCGGGGTTCTCGTCGGTGAGGATCTGGGCCGCATGCGCAGCCGCGTCCGGGTTGCGGAAGAGCTTCTGCCTGATCCCCTTCGCGTCCGAGACCTTCCCACGGCCCCCGAGCTTCTCGAACTGGACCGAGCGCTGGGCCTTTTTCCCCAGTTCCGCCTCGGTTTTCCCCATTACCTCCTTGCCAAGAGCTTGCCGTGATTCACCTTGGCGCCACCTTGCATCTGTCCACAGCTTCCAGTAGACCTTCGACTTGACGTCTGGCACGGGCTCGCCACGGAAGAGCTTCTCGGAAACCGCCTTCGACAGCCTCGTGGCCTTGCCGGGCTCCAGGTGCTTTGCGGCGCGCACCTCCTTCACATGCCAGCCCTCTGGCCCCTCGACGAGGATGTAGTGGCCCTTGGGGTTCTTGAGCCTGAGTTCCTTCTGGGTCTTCCGCGCCTCGGCGAGCACCATCGTGGGCTCGCTCACCCGGCGCTCGACGAGCTGGACGAAGGGATCCTCGGGGAAGAACTCACCGGGGGGACGGCGGGATCTCCGCCCCTCTTTGAGGCGCTTGCCAGTCACAGGACCCAGCCCTGCCCCCCGGCGTTCCAGAACGGCCTCCTGAGCCGCTGTCAGCGGAATCTCACCTTCTGGGACCTGGGTGGCCTCGGGACGCCGTCTCTGGCCTCGCTGCGGCGTCTCAGGCAGCTTCCCTTCCTGGAACGTGGGCTCTCCCTCGGCGAACTGGCCGAGGCGGTGCCGGATGTACTCGTTCTCGAACTCGGTCTCCCGCCTCTGGGCAGCCTCACGCAGGGCCTCCTGGTAGCGCTGCCTCCCGAAGACGCCCATGCGCTTCTGAGCCGCAGTCTTGCTCTCGGGGCGCCTCGGGTCCTGGCCCAATTCGTAGCGACCCTGCTCACGCTGCGCCTGGTACTCCTCCTTGGCCCTCTCCTGGTAGGCAAGCTCCGTCTCCTGCTTCTTCAGCTCCTGGAGCTGGGTCTCCATCTTCTTCGAGTCGAGGAGACCGTCCACTGCCGCCTCGAACCTCGGGTCCTCCTTCGCGGTGCGGAGAACCTCTTCGGTCTTCGGGACGAGGTCCTGCAGGAAGTCGAGCGTCTCCTTCGGCATCTCCTTGCGCAGGGCCTCGTAGGAGCGCAGCTCGGCGGGCGGGAGCAATCCCTCTTGGTAGGCGGTCTCGAATACGACCAGTGAGCGATGCTCGCCTCCGGGGAGCCCCCGCCCGATAGCTGTCTCTGCAGCAGGAAGCATGACGATGCTCTCTGCGAGCTGGATCTTCCCCTGCTTGATCTTGTTCTCGGTGATGGTCTTGATGCGCTCTTTCGGGATGCCACGCTTGATGATCCCGGTGGCCGCTTCCGCTGACAGCCCGTAGTGGATCATGAGATCCTCGGCTGTGACGTCGATCTTCTCTCCACTGAGGCGCACTTGCGAGTTCTCGTAGAGCGCTTCCGCCTGGGCCCGGTAGACCTTCTCGGTCGTCTCCGGCTTCATCCCCTGGCGCTTACCCTGCCTGGCGAACGACTCGAACTCTGGTCCCATCTCCTTGACCACGGTGCCAGAGAGCTTGATCTGATGCCTCATGCCCTCGTTCGAGAACGAACGCGTCGGACCATTGAAGAGCGTCTGATGCATCCCCATCACAGAGAAGCCGAGCCCGGTGCCAAAGCCGCGAGCGAAGATCTCCTCGCGTTCCTTCTGCGTGAACCCACCCTCCCGCAGCTCGTAAGCCGCCATGCCGGATTCGAGGCCGCCGAACAGGTAGTTCGCAATGATGTTCTTGAGGGCAGGATTGTTCTGCAGAGGCTTGATCGCTTCAACCAGAGCATGAGAGGCAGCGCCAAAGGCAGTGAAGCCGAGCGCGAAGAGGGCAGACTTCTGGTAGTCCTGAGTCGAGAGGTTGTCTTCCTTCATCGTGCTGCCTGCTGCTGCGCGCATCGTGACAGTGTTCAGCAGCCCCAGAGACATCGAGGTCGCGCCAAACGACGAGAGCCCAGCAGCTCTCGCGCTTCCAGATGCAGCCAGCATGGCGCTGTGCACACGCTGCGGAAGCGCACCGGGGAATCCCCTCGCCAGAGTGGCAAACGCGAGCGCGTGGCCGAAGTACTCGGATGTACGGTCGAGTACGTTGGCCTCCATCAGAAGACCCCTGCGGTCCAGCTCCGACATAATGTCGACGTGTGGAAGGTGGGACGCCCACACGGCCTTCGGGGTGCCGCGCTGCATGATCCGTCGGCCCTGCTCGTCAACCGTGTAGATCGGGGTGGCGTCACGGTCCTCGATGTACGACAGCTTCCCAGGATCGAATAGGCTCGCAGTACCAAGGATCGCATCCATGAACGTCTGTCCGTAGGCAGCAGACGCACGGGTCATCATCTGTTCTGGGTCGAACGTCTCGATGGCACCCTTGATGGTGCCCTTCTCGGCAAGAGTCCGCTTGCGGCTGGCGCGCTTGAACTGGTTGAAGAGAGCACGCTGCTGCATCGGGTCCGATGGGTCGAGTTCTCCGGGCTCGAACCCGTAGGCTTCAAGTGGCTTGCTCTCCCCAGTCAGCTCCTTCCACTTCTGCTCGTCTACACTGAAGCGCGGCTTGCCGATGCGCCTTCTGCTCTTGGTGTCCCCGAACAGATCTGGCTGCACGTTGGCGTTGAAGCCAACGCCCGGCTGTTCAGCAGGTGGAGCCTCAAGCGGTTCATCAACGAACGTGATGGTGTATCTGCCGCTCGGCTTCTCTGCTGGCTGTTCATCGACGAAGCTGATCTTCGGCACTGTTACCTCGCCTGCTGAAGAGCCTCATAGCGCCGAAGCGCGTCCTGCTGAAGCTGCTCTGCCATGGCCCTGATCTCCTCGTCGGAGATTCCACCAGCCGCCGCCTTCACCGTATCGATGAGCTGCGGCATGCTGATCTTGAAGTCTTCGGTTCCGCTCTGTTGCATCATCTGGTCCAGCAGCCCCTGGATGATGACAGACTCGACAGGCTCTCCAGTCGTCGTAGGAATCTCAGACATCGAGGTCCCCCGTGGCTGCACTTGCCTCTGCGGACGCTCCGGCGCCTTCCTGATCGCCTCTTCACGCTGCGTGCCGATGTCTGTCTTCCCAGTACGCTTGATCGGCTGATACCAGCGTGACACCTCGTTCACCGCAGTGGCCGTGTCGTAGCCCTCGTAGAGGATCAGATCCCAGGCGTCGCGCACTGCCTGCATCGCGTCTCCTGTCACACGGAACCCCAGAGCCGTTTCCTTCATGTCCTCTGGGCTCAAGCCCTCACCAATGAGAGTCTCGAAGAACGGCAGAGCGTATCGATTGAACTCTCCGAGGTTCTCGAAGCCGCCCTGTTCCGCCAGTTGCCTGAACTTCTGCTCCAGGACCTGGAGCTTGCGCTCGTTCTGCCGCATCGTTCCGGCGAGGTAGTTCGCGTTCACGATGGCACGGAAGCGTGCGATGTCGTTTGCGTCCACCTGTAGCTCCAGGCGTCTCTCCGCAGTAGCCGCCTGACGCTCTTGGATGCCGAGCCTACGTTCTCCCTGCGTCTCCGCAATGTCGAGCCTGCGTTCTCCCTGCGCCAAACGTCCGCGAGCAATCTCTGCACTGACGCGTCTTCCGTGTGCACGGGACGTCTCCGTCGCGCCAGACGACACCTTGTTCAGGAACGTCTGTACGAGCCCAGTCGGAACGGATGCGGTGCCAGACTGCTCGATGACGTCCAGCATCTCGTTCACTGCGTCGAGCGCCTTCGGGTCGAACAGGTTCGGGTTGGCCTGTATCATCCCCTGCGCAGTCGCCCTTGCAGTTGGGATTGAGATGTAGTTGAACTCACGTAGCGTAGCCTGCTGCCTGAAGTTCTGGTACTTGGTCATGAACTGCCCAAGACCATCGCTCCCGAGACCCTCGAACATCGTTGCCAGATCGGCCTTGGCCTGCGGAGACGTGAGATCCTGCATCGGGTCGTTGTACAGCCTGGACATCGCATCGAGGAACCGGGGCTGCATCTGAATCCGCCTGCGGGCGAAGTCTTCCTTGAGCCCCTGCAACTCGAAGTTGCGGAGCATCGACATCTCGTCCTGGGCTACCTGCTGGTCCTCCGCCTGCGCACCCTGAAGGAACGACTGCGCCAGTCGCTGGCGTCTGATCTCTCTGATCTCTGCGAAGTCGGCCATGGCTTCTCCTAGAAGATTGGAGCGGTGAGCAGAGCTTCTTGCTCCGGCGTGAGCTGGCCCATCTCTTCGGTGGTTCCGAAGAACTCACGGAAGTCAGCAAGGTTCTGCCTGCGACGCTTACGGGAGTATTGGCGGCCACCCTCCATCGCAAGATACGTGGAGGCGTCACCAGCGAGACCAGCCATGAAGTCATTGAACCCAGGTGTGTCAGCGGCTTCGATGTCCGCTGCCAGGCGGAGCTGGCTCTCCTGCTGCGTCAGATCGTCCAGCGACTGCTGGCGCATGAGATCGAACGGCGCCGTGGCTTCGGCAATCGCCGGAGCAGCGATGTCGCTCTGGAGTACGTTCCGCTGCGCGAGGTCAGCGAGCCTTCCGCGCACAGCGCTTGTTTGGAGCTGCGAGAGACTGCCGAGCCCGAACTCGGCCTGCTGGCGCCGGGTAGAGAGCCTGTCTGCGGCTGCCATGTAGGCTTCCTGCCTCTTGCGTTTCCGCTCTCTCTCCGCACCGATCTGAAACCCGCTCTCGATCAGGTTGGCGCCAATCGCCAGGGCCTCGAAGATAGCCATCAGAACACCCCCATGGGCTTACGCTCCACCTGCACGTCGTAGATCTCGGGGCGCCCGGCGGAGGTGGTCGCACCGACGAACCTGGTTTCAAGATACAGGCCCTTGAAGTAGCCTGGGAAGTAACCATCAAAGATCCTGCGCCCGGTCGTGTTGATCGTGTACTCAGCCTGGATGTTCGACTTGTCGTCGACCGTGCAGTACAGTTTCACGTCTTGCCCCTTCGTGTCGATCTCGATACGGAACGACTTGAAGGCGTTGATCCATGACGATCCAAACCACCTCGGGGCCCACTCGAAAGGCGGGTTAGTATCGACGCCACTTAGCTGCTCGTCGAGCAACCCTTCTTCGATGAAGTAGAAGACACCGTTGACGTCTACGGCAAGCAGCCGCGACTCTCTTCCAAGCCAGATGAGCTGATCGAAGCCTCTCTTGTCGATTGACCAAAGCGGCCTGCCCTTCCTGGTCATGTCTCCGACGAGCAGATTCCTCTCGACTGTCGCACCGTACAGAGGCTTGGTTGGGACGTCTCCAGGGTTAGAAGATACCGGGTAGCACATGAATACCTTGCGGTTCGCCGTAGCAGTGTGAGCCTCTGACGCGTATGTCCTGTCGAACCGAAGGTAATGACCACTGTAATCTTCCTTCGAGAACACCGGGGAAACCTCGTCCGCAAGCTCCTGTGCAGTGGCTCCGTTGAAGAGCCTCGGGATCCCGTCTGTGCCCATGAAGCGGATGCCGTCTTCCGTGTGCTCGATGGTGTCACGACTGAGACATCCGATCTGGGATGGAGAGCGCTTGAAGCTCTTCGCCACCGGGTCAAAGAGGATGATCCCCTTGGTCGTGAAGATCACCACTTGGTCGCCGATGTAAGACAGGCCAACACCAAGCTCGTCACCCTGCGTGAACTTGTACAGGGTCCCGAGAGCCGAAGGCTCCCCAGGGGCGGAAGTGACCAGGTACGTCGGGTCGACTCTGCGCTCGCGGATGACAGACGGGTCGTAGACGACTGGCCTTGGCGCCCCAGGGCCAACACCGGGGATACCAAGGTAGCCATCGTATGCTGGGCGCAACGGGGTGCCGTCCGCTTCGGTGTCGATCACCTCTCGATACACCGAGTCAACAGAACAGATGCCGTAACCGCTGCTGTTCAGAACCATGAAGTCGGTCATCTTCGGAGTATCCGCCCTGTCGGTCAACATGACCGGAGCATCTGTCATCTGCTTGTGCTCGCCACCATGATAGGTTGCCGTAGTCTCGGTGCCGTAGTCGATGGTTCTCCAGAACTTGAACGGCCCAGGCTCGTTGCCGAGCGTGTCGAGTTTCGTCCCGTCGTAGGCTCCAGACTGGAACGACACGTAGATGCGCCACTTCTTGACCGTCCACCCTGGATCGTCTGGCGATGGAGGAGCTGTTACGACAACCTTCTTTGCTGAAGCAGTGTTGGTGATCGCCGCCTCAGAAGACACAAGACACGGAGCGCTGATGTCGCCGTACCTGTTTTCGAGCGCCATGCGGAACCTGTACACACCAGTAGGCAGAGCCGTCTCGCCACCGCTGAGAACTCCTGTTACCGATACCTTGCATCTATCCTTGTAGGTCTTCGGGTACGTGAACCCCATGCGCCCGACCTCGTAGCGAACCCGTCTGAGGTGGTACTGAAACTCCGACGGGAGCCTGCGCATGATCATGGGCTTGTCGTTGGCGTCGACGATGAACACCTCGTCGCCTTGCGTCACGATCTTCGCCCTGCTGTTCATGTCGGAGAAAGACCCATTGCCAGAGAGGATTCCATCCGACGCGCCTGGGTAGGTGTCGTTCAGCCACAGACCTCCGTTCGACTTGAAAACCAGGTTCATGCGCTGCGGCAGGTTGATGGCGATTTGCGCCTGCCTCAACGACACACTCAGGAGGTCCCAGTGCCTGTCTCCGGTGAACTGCAGAGTGAACGTGCCAGGGCTGCTGTTCGACGTGAACCTCGTTTGGTGCCTGCCAGAAGCAACGGTGAGCTGAGTGGTAGCCTGCGCGAACCCAGTGGTGATCGCAATGGTCGTGGATCCGGCCCCAGAACCGTCGGTGATGAGCGTGTACTCCAGGATGTAATCCGTGTTCGGCTGGACATCGAGACCGCTGTTGACCATGTTGGCCTTGGTCTGAAAGAGAGTGGCTCCACCACCGTTGTAATCAACGAACCCAAGACCATTCTCGTCGAGGTCCAAGACGATGAACGATCCCGTCGTGCCCCACTTCGTTGACGGGTATCTAGTATCTCCGAACCCGGTCTCGCTCAGGGTCTCCGGTGGACGGTCGACGATGCGCTGATCGTAGAGCACGCCAACACCACGCGTGCGCGTTCCACGGGAAATGAAGGGGTCGAGCGTCTGGATGTAGTTCGAGTCCCCCGAGGATCCGTTCCAGATCCCAGTCGACCCGACCCCCTCATACGGAAACTCCAGACCGAGCATCTTCCTGCCGTACCTCGAAGTCACAACGCCACGGATGTCGAATCGCGCCCCATCCGCGATTGTGACCAGCGGCGTCTTGGCTGGATCTGTTCCCAGGTCGAGGCCACCGATGATGGGAGCCTGCCTGTCAACCGTGCCGCCCTGCTCTTCCGCCATGCTAGACCGCCTGGGAAGTGGAGACTCCGTTGTGCTGGTCCGTGGATCCAGCCCCATTGACGTTGACCGGGACACCAGTGTGACCGTGCGACTGGTTGAACCAGAAGCGGTTGTTCACATGCCCAACACCAGTCAGCTCGCGGATTCCATCGACAAAGGATCCGGCTGGCGTCTCGATGAAGTTGTGGCAGAACTGCGTGCGCAGCACTCCACCGAGGTTCGGGCCGACCGCTGTCCCGTTGATGTAGATGCCGTGATTCGATCCAGCAGCCTGGTTCGGGTCGAGGATGTTGTTGTTGTTGACCTGGCCACCGTAAAGCTGGCACGGATTCGCGCCGCCTCCGGTTGCCTTGATGTGAATGCCGTGCAGGAAGGCATTGTACACATCGTTCTCCACGATCCACCAGCGACGCAACGACTGCCCGCCAAACGCGAGGTAGATACCTTCCTGGTTGGTGAGGTATCCGGCTGTCACGGTGTTCTTGCTGATGCGGATCTGGTATCCAGCGGTCACCTGCGGGCTCTGAACGACGGATACACCGCCCGAGTAGAGGATGTTCGCGTGAAGCTCTACTACGTTCACGTCTCCAATCGAGATGTCGCCACTGCTGATACGGTTGTCGCGCACCTTGATCGAGTTGTGAACGGCGGCATTGTACGTTCCAGAGACCAGAGCTTGGATCGTTTGCCTCGCACCGGAAGTCCTCGTGAAGCGGTTGCCGAAGATGTTGTAGTAGCCCCATGCGGTCGTGAAGCTGGCGTCGAACGTAATCCCCAGAGACCCGGCAAACTTGTTGCCAAGGTAATCGCCCCCGGCGACATCGTACATGATGACGCCGTAGCTGTTTGCCGTCTCGAATCCGCACCGAGCAATGTAGAAGTCGCGCACGTAGTTCGGTGCCGTAGTCCCGGGGATCGAGCTGATGTGAACTGCGCCCTCTGAGAAGTTGCAGTTGTCCACTGTGATGTTCGACATGATGCCGTTGCTTGCTGGAGCAACCTTGATGATCGCCCCGGTCGTCGACGCAGTAATGTGCTCCATGCGCACATCTGCAATGACGTAGTTCGACCCGCCAGTCAGGTGGAACAGGTCGAACGATGCGTTCGCGTCACTCGAAGCCTTGAGAAGCGTTCCCGGCGCTCCGATGACGATGACGTTCCCGAGGTTCGTTCCTCCGCTGGTCTGGAACGGGCAGATTGTCGATCCGTAGAGACCCGCGCCGCCGGAGATCTGCTTGAAGCAGTACGTGGCACCAGGGAAGTAAACGCCGTTGTTGCGCCCCTCGGTGTTGATGTCGTCCATCATCTTGCGCCACGCCTTGGTGTTGTTCTCGGCTGTGGTGCCAGTCGTGGTTCCAGAGACGCCGCCGTAGTGCTCGAAGTTCTTCATGTCGCGCATGTTGATGCGAATCGTCTTGAGGCACTCCGCCACGTCTCTGTCGTTCGCTGCGATTATGGCGAATGGCGTCCGGCTCGAAGTCAGGATCGGAGGGTCGAGCACCGGGATCTGGTCTGCCCCGAGCTTGGTCGTGGACTCTAGCGTCCCGTCGTCCTTCGAGCGATTGAAGGTTGCCGGAGCTGCCTCGCTGCCGGGAGTGTCCAGAGCGAGGTCCTCGACTCCGATAGGAGTGGTAGTGATCTGCTGAATCGACATCAGTAATACCCCCGCTTTGGCCACCCAAAGTTCACGGTCGACCCATCGATTGTAGCGCTGCTGGGGAACGGAAGCATAGCCGCATCCGGCTCATACGTCCCCTGGCCGAATCGATGCACCTGGAACGGGAACGGGGACGACATCCGCTCCCGAGCCCGCTCGACGAGATCCTTGAAAAGGTCGTCGAAGTACGCGGAGAGAACCGAGTTGTGGAACTCTCCCTCCTGCTCGTAGATGTGCGACAGGGCGAAGTAGACCACAGCGACCTGGTAGGCGTTCTTCAGCGGGATCTCTTCCGCGTCGCCGGACAGTGTCGCCGGGATCTCCACGCACCAGAGGTCCAGCTTCCCGACCCCGGCGCTCCCGACCTCCGCCACCCTTCCGGTGTTCGAGCTGAACGGGATTGAGTCTGCCCTCGCCACGCGCCCACGGGTCTTCGACCATCCGACGACATTCGGATCCGCGACGAATGTCACATTGGCACCGTCCACTGTCCAACGCGCCACCTTACCCCTGGAGTTGCTCCAGGAGGCTGCGTGGGTCTGGGCCGGATCACCGATGAACTCGATGGTGTCTGCCGTGCTGGCATTCGGGATCGGGAAGAGCCTGTACTTGTCGTAGGAGTTGATGTCGGATGTCCAGCGACGCGGCTCACCAGTCCTGGTCTGCCAGAGACTGTCAAAGCCCTGCAACTCCTGCACGCTCGCCGGGGGAAGCGTCCAGTCCTCGAAGGCGATCCGAACCGGGCGCATCGAGCCCTCTGGGAACGTGTACTCCGCCACGGATACCGTGATTTCCTGGGTGGTACGGAACCAGCGCTCCTCAACGAAGCGCCTGAAGACCATGCAGCCGCGATTGATCAGCTCGACCAGCTCGGCGCGCTGGAAGATCTGAGGGTCGTTACGAAGGTCGCCGAGAATGTCGTAGCACCTGTCGAGAGCCTCGCCGAGGTTCATGCCGCCTCCTTCGCCCAAGAGGGGATCCAGAGCCCGCCTCGTGACCGACCATACTGCATCGTGGCTTTCATGGCACAGAAGAGTGGCATCAGAACCATCTGAACCCTGCCACCACCACCAGCCCCTCCCCATGGGCCTTCAATCCATGTATTCGATGACTGCACGTCGATGGTGATTGACCGTGTCCCGTGGGTCAGGTTGCGCTGCGCCTCGACACGCAGCTCGATACGCTCCGGTGTTCCCGCGAGAGTAGACATCGTCAGGCTCCCGGTCTGGGTTCCAGATGCAGTCCATGTGCTGGAATAGCCACTCGCCGCGACCGGGGTACACGATGAGTCGATGTACCACATTTGGATTCTGACATCGCTGTTGGTCACGGTGTTCAACGAGATCGAGAAGTTGATGACATCCGACGAGGCCATGAGCCCAGTGCCGATGTTGAGCTGATAGCTCCTGACGACCTGCCAGGACGAGATCCCGCTCGTGTCGGTCGTGTGCGTCGTCGGAGTCCCGGCTGTCGTGGAGAGGTCATGGTCTCCGCTGACGGCGCCATAGTCGCATGTGGTGTCAGCATTCGTGTCTTGCGGGTAGTATTTCGTCGCCATCTTAGACCTCGTTCAGCCAGTCCGTGTACGCCCCGATGAAGGCGCTCCGGTTTTGCCAGGCGTTCCTGATGCGGTTCTGCATCTGGTTCCATTTCTGGTCCGACAAGAGCAGGCCCAACACTGGGTTTGTCTTCCCGATCAGGTAGTAGGTGTCGTAGCCGTCGAGCCATGTCGTGTAGAGGCAAGAGTTCCGTCTCCAGAACACGAGATACCCCTGCAAGTTGGACTCGGGTAGCGTCTCTGGGTCTGAGACCAGAGTGCTCCAAGGCGTCGAAACCGAGGCATAGATTTCCGCCTGGTTGACACTACCCGAGCCATCCCAGTAGAGAGCGACCCAGCCGAGCACGCGCTCCGGCGCGATGTCCAGCTCGTACATCCACTGGTCCACCGTTCCTGTGCTCGGCCAAGTCGAAAGCGCCATCTCACACCCTGTTGTAACGGATCTCGATCTGGATGAAGAACTCGTCCACGGTGCCAGAGACCGTGTCAAGCTCGACCCAGATGAAGTTCCCGGTTCCGATGCTGCTCGTGAACGTGTCGGTCTCCACGGTCGTCGTGCTCGTTGTAGTGCCGGATGCAACGCTCGTTCCGACTGCACTCCGGTCGCTGGCGTACCTGACCTCCCAAGCCACGCTCGGCGTCGTACCCCGGCAGACGCTCTTGACCGTGACTCCCGTGACGCTGATCGAGGTCGTGTAGAAGAACGTCGCCTCATCCGCGCTTTGTGGAGTGAAGAAGACGTGTCCCTTGGAGTCGAACGGGGAAACCGCGTAATCCGTGCTCCCGACCCGGTAGATGAGCTGTCCCTGCGTCGAGTCGTATGTCATCTGCCCTGCGGTTGTCGTCGTCTGGTCAATCGACAGAATCGGCAGGGTCAGCGTCTTGTTGGTCAGCGTGACAATGTTGTCCGTCAAGACCACGGTTCCGGTAGCGTCCGGCAGAGAAATGGTCCGGTTCCCGGTCAGCCCGGCGACTGGCTGGACGGTCGTTGCAAACGTCTGGTTGTTGTGGATGGCGATGTTGCCATCCAGGTCGATGTTCGTCTGCTGGCTCGCCGTCGAGTTCTGGATCGTGAGCGTCCGAGTCGCAGCCCCAGTCAGGTCGATGGTCTGGTCCCCGGCGTAGGTGATCGAGTTGCCACCCGTATTCAGGCTGCCGCCCAGCGTCGGGCTCGTGTCCTGGGAGATGTCGAGAGCGCCCCAGGCAACGTCGGTGCCGTCGGACTTCAGGTAGGTCCCGGCGCCGCCGATGACCAGCTCGTCCCAGAGAGGGGTGGCGTTCCCGTAGACCAGGCTCCCTCGCGTGACCGTCTGGGCCACGGTGTCCGGGTGTGTCGAGCCGTCGAGCAGGTTGTGCGGCGCGCCTCCACCCGGTGGCACGGTCCAGGTGCCGTCAGCGTCTAGGTACTTTCCCGCCGCCGCGTCTCCCGCTGCTGGCGCAGGCACGAGGCCACGAACTCCACCTGCACCAGAGTCTCCGGTGAAGGCATCGCAGTTGGAGAGGGTGCCAGAAGTGGGAGTTCCGAGGACAGGGGTGACGAGAGTGGGTGAAGTAGCCAGAACCACGCTTCCCGACCCCGTCGTTCCGTTAGACAAATCGCTTGCTGCTGCCTGAGCGAAAGTTCCGCCCGCAGTAGAGTATGCAACCGCACCATTAGGGAGCGTCTGGTACGCTGCTGTGCCTGCTCCTGTGCCGACTGCCAACTGATCGTCAGCGATACCCTGGATTCCATCTCCTGCAAGATTGTTGACCTCCCCGCCTGCCGGAAGGCTTCCGACCGTGATGTACTTCTTGGCGTTCCCAGCCGCCGAGTCCTCGATCAGAAGCAGGTCACCGGAAACCGGACTCGCCTTCAGTGTGATCGCGGCGAACTCACCAGCCGTGTCGTCGTGAATCGCGCTCGGCGTGGCTGCGCTCGCAAGGGTCCCGCCGCCAGCAGCGTCCGCATGGCTGTGGCCTGCGTTGGCGAAGCTGGCAATCGTCGGAGTCGTCAGCGTCTTGTCGGTGAGCGTCTGGGCGCCAGCCGTGAGCACCATCGTGCCGTTCAAGTCAGGGAAGTTGATCGTCCTGGTGGTGGCCGTCGTGATGGAAGAGCACGAGAACTTCCCGATCCGAGTCGGGTCTGCGCTCGCCTCCAGGGTGAACCCGGTGGAGTCCTTCAGGTTCGCCACGCACGAGCTGTCGAGCGTCTTGTTGGAGAACGTGAGCAGACCTGCGGCTCCGGCGAGAGCGGTGCTGGCGTTCGGGGTGGTGTAGGTCCTGGTCGTCCCGACCGTGATGGCGCTCGCGTCGAAGCGCATGACCTTGGTTGGCGCCGCATCGTCCTGGATCTGGAACGCCGTGTCCTTGAAGACAACGTCGGTCGCGGCGACGAAGTTCTGGGTGCCCGTCGTGTAGGTGTTCGACTGGTCCGTCTCCACCACGGTCGCTGGAAGCGACCCTGCCGGGAGGTTGGCGATCTGGAGGCGCTTCTTCACGTTCCCTGCGGCGCTGTCCTCGATGAGCAGCACGTCCGCGCTGGCAGGAGTCACCTTCTCGGTGATCGCCGTGATCTCACCAGCGACGTTGTCGTGAATCGCCGTGCCGTCGGCTCCGTCAGCGACCGTGACCACACCCGTATTGGTCATCGTGGCTTCGCCGGACATCGTGACTGCGGTTGCCTGGTTGGAGGCGTTCCCGACCCAGAAGTAAGCGTCCTGGAGGTTCGGCACGTCGTTGGTACGCCCGGCGCCGAGGACGAAGATTTTCCCGCTCGCCCCGATCTCGGCCACATGCCCGATCTTCTGGATTCCAGCAGACGTGCTCGTCGGCCTGGTCGTCGTCCAGGCGCCAGGTGTCGTGTCAACGTAGACGGCGTCTCCTACGGAAAGCCCTGTCGTGTTCGCCGTCACGATCCCAAACGAGACCACCTTGCCGACGGCCAGGTTCGTGATCGTCTCTGCGGCAATCCCGATGCACGGCATCAGAGCCGGGTTGTCTGCATCGGCAAGCTCGACTTCCGGCTCGGTTCCGTAGTCAGTCCCGCACACAACCTGGCCGACAGTAATCGTTCCAGGGGAAGCCTTGAGACAGTCGTACTGGATCGTTGGAGACCCGAGGACCGTGAAGTCGATGTCATTGTCACCAGCGTCGAACGTGATGTCCAGCAGCTCCGGGTCAACGGATGCGATGTTCCTGAACTGGAGGTCAACGCCGACCTTCTGGTCGTACACTCCGGTTCCGTCGGTCCCGATGTTGCTGGCCGTGTTGGTCTCGCCAGAGCCCCCGGTGCTCGACTTCAAGATGCCGCTGGAGTCGTAGATCTTGAGGCTCATGTCTCCTCCACGCCGTGGATCGTATAGTCCACCGAGGTCGCGTTCGTCGTGTCCGCTTCGATGAGGTCTGCCGCCTCCAGCGTGATCCGGTCGTCGATCTCGGCGCTTTCATTCACGGCAAGCTGGAACGTGTACGTCTGGCGGTTCGTGCCGCTGCCGTCGATGTAGACGTTGACCGTCTGGGTCGCCGCGTTCGTGTTGAAGAATTTGATCGTGCGGACGTAGGCCGTCGTGGCGCCGGGAACCGTGTAGATGGCTCCCGTAACAGCCGGGAGCTGGCCTTCGCCCAAGAGCTTTGCCGTGAACGTGCCTGCCATCAGTTCCACCCCATGTGCAGAAGAGCCCCGCCAGCACTACTGGTTGCGGCAGGAGCCGCCCACTTCACGCCAAGCGGCTGCGTCGAGTCTGCCGTCAGGACGTGAGTGTCCGTCCCGACCGGAAGCCTGTCATCGATTCCGGGGGAGCTGTTGTCGCGGACGATGATGTCGCCCTTGGTCGTGTTCGGACTTACCCTAGTGTGACCCACAATCAACCCTCGTTTTCAGGTAGCGGTCGAATCTCCACGAACAGCTCTCCCAGACCCACACCTCGGTCGTCACGAGACACATCCCGTCCGCCTCGTAGACCTTCCAGGTCCAAAAGAGCTGGTCGTCCTGCATCGAGCGCACGGCGTTCTTCGTCGGCGGTCCTGGGATGTTCGCCCTGTCACACGGGAAGTGAATCGTATCTCCACATCCGGCGAGCAGCAGACAGAGAGCGAGCCATTTCATTTCAGGACCCTCCACTTCAAGGTGATTCCGTCGTACCACATACGGCATGAATCGTTTGGCCCGATTGGGATGCTGGCATTTGGGTCTCCGGTGATGATCTGGTTGTTTGTACTGGAGAGACCAGATGTCTTCACGAGCGTCAGCGTGAACGTGTTCGATACGTTTACGATGTCGAAGAACGGAGTCCTATTGCCAACGATGCTAGGGGCCGTGAAGCCAGTGATCGTGGCGTTCCCAGTGAGGTTCCAACGGTAGAGCCAGAACAGCGCTCCAGCAGCGGCAGTGTAGTTGTAGTTGTTGTACGTCCCGGCAGCCATCGTGATCGTGGTAGTCTCAAGATTCAACACACGAGCCATCATCTCGTCTGTTGCCATCTTCTTCCAGATGTAGTTGACGCCGTCGCCGCAAACCCACTGACCACGGAAAGTGATTGGATCAACAGTTGGCTGAATGCTCATTTCATTTAGAACGATAGCCTGGCCTGGGGCTCCCGTCCCGACATACACCACGATGCTGCTGTTCGATAGCTTCACTGATTCATGCAGCGGAATCGTGTCATCGACGTTGATCGTGACCAGCTCATTCAGCGTAACCGGGCCAGGCAGAATCGTTGGTCCAACGGTAGAGATCAGTGGCCCGGCCTTGTGGTGATACTGCGGATGCGGGTTCCCGCTCTCTCGGTTCGAGAGCAGGTTATGATTCGCTCCTGGGTAGAGCGGACGCGGGAGACCTGGCGCAGCCATCAGATCCCCCCGGGTGTACGAAGCACGTTTCCGTAGATCGCCATCCTGATGTTCGCGTGTCGGTCGAGCGTCCAGACCTCAAGACCGTCACGAGAGAACAGGTATCGCTTGTGCTGCTTCATCGAGCGACCGAGCTGCTCGCCGTCCGCGTCCTTCCTCAGAGCGCAGTAGGTCGCGTAGTACACGAGAGCCATGTGGTGCTGCTCGGGAAATTCTGGCTCGTCCGTGTCGTTCACAAGCTCGTCAGGGACGATGGAGTGGTTCATCGTGATCTGCGACTGCGTCAGGTAGTGCGGCCAGATGACAAGCTCGTTCAGTCCGAACGCGGCGACGACACTTGGCCTGCTCCTGCCCTTGCGGACCCAGAACCTGTCGCGCTTGTCGATCCACTCCCAGTGGACGAGATCGATTGGCCTTCCGGTCGCCTTGTCGGTGAACGTCAGTGGGGCGAGAGAGTTTGACGGCAGCTCGATGAAGTTCTCGTAGGCATTGACGGTAAGATCGATCTCTTCGACTGCAAAGAGCGTCTTCTCCGCGAGGTCACGATACCCGTCGTTCACATACCGATTGACCTCGGCCTCCGTAACGCCGACTGGGGGATCCGTTTCCTTGAGGTGTGAGTACACCAGGCTGCGGATCGTCTGCAGGTCCATGTGTCACCGCCGTCGCAGCCAAACCCAAAACACCTTCCACGTCGAACCGTGGGCCGGAGAGAACCTGTTCGTTCCGCAGCCGCACTGCTTCTTGCCAGACATCAGCTTGTGACAGCCTACGCAGCGGAACAGAACGAAGCGTGGGCTTCCGGCCCACACCTTTCTGACCAAGAACTTCGTAAGCCTGTAGTCCAGCTTCTTCAGCCAGTTGCGAGGCTCCGGCCCAAGATACAGAGCGCAGACATCCTCGAAGTGCTTCACAGAGCCATCGATAGACACTTGACCATCACTTTCGATCTCTGCTCGTCGTTGAACAGCTTCATTGTGTCTTCCGTCGGCGGCGTGCCAACGGTGGACCCGGCTGTGACGCGAATCCAGAACATCTCTTCCGATCCGTTCACAGAGTTTCGGTGCCAGCCAGCCAGAGAGCCCTTCGTCCACCTGATCTGGCCGTTCCCGGTGAATCCAGTGGTGCCATCAGTCGGAGAGAAGACCGTCCACGCCGTTCCGTTCCAGTACTGGAACACTGGTGTCACGGTGGCGCTCGCGTTCACCTGCAGAACCACGTTGACAGCGTGGAACATCTCCATGCACCCGAGGTACAGCAGCTCCCCTGCGGCTGTCAGGAACTGGACATCGGAAGCGGCGCTCCCGAGTTCTGCCGTAATGTCCGTGTAGGACCCGTCATACGTGTAGCCGAGATCCACGGCTCTGAGGTCGAGGTCTTCCATGAGAATGCCAGCACATCCGACCTCATTGCCAATCCCTGGAGTCAGAAGGCCACGCAGCTCTCCTACCTGTCCCTCTACGAAGTTGTGCTGCGCGAGCCACGCACCAGCGGAAAGAGCCCCGGTCGTTCTCGTCCTTGCCCTGTCGTGGTATCCAAACAAGACGACAGAGATCATGCCCGGATCAGACCCGTCCTGCACGATTGGATTCCCGCCGATCTCGACGCACCCGACAACGGTCGGGGCACCTGTTGATGGCGTCAATGGAACTGGAACGACCCACAATCCGAGCGCGTTCCTGCTTACTGCGGTCGCGCTCATGTCCACGATAACCCAATCCCCCCTGGAGACGGGCACCGTTCCTGAGTTCTGGAAGTGGCCGATCACTACGTCTCGACCGTCGTGCTGATGTGGTCCTGAAAGCTGCATGTCACATCGCCTTGATCATGCACTTGTATGCGCCTGGAGATCCGTATGTCTCCATCAGGTAACCGAACGCGCCGATGACTTCAGCGGTGGTCGTGACCGACGCATCCGCTGTTGCCTTTCCGAGAGTTGATCCAGTGACGAGAATCCCGGTTCCGGCGCCACCAGCACCAGCGCTCAGTTGAACCTTGTCGTGGTAACCGAAGCACTGAACGAGAACCATCGGGCCTCGAACGCCTACGGTTGCGATGTTCGGCTGCGCTGCGGCTGCCTGTTCGAGAACTCCGGCGACAAGCGCCAGATTCGCAACTGGGTAGGACGCAACGACGCCAACCCCCAGCGCATCGTCACTCACGGCGGCGGCTGTCGTATCCCAGACAACCGTGTCGCCACGAATCGCCGCCGTCGTGCCTCTGTACTCACAGTTGAGGAAGACCTGGTCTTTCGCTTCCACGCCGTGAGGCTTTGTCCAGATCATGCCAGCCCCTTTCAAGGAGGGGGCCCGAAGGCCCCCATCCCCTTCACCAGATCATCCGCACCGGATGTAGCACAGGGCCCTGCCGTCAGAACCCCTGGCTTCCAGAGAGATGCCAGCCACTGCGAGCACCAGCTCGGCGCTCGTCAGAGTGTTGGCATGATCCCCGGCAGAGCTGCCGACGGTGTCCGTCGCAATGGCGGCACCAGCAGCAGCCACGTTGCCAGTCGTGACGATGCAGTCGTAGACACCGACGCAGAGAACGAGCACGTTCTCCCCGGCGGCTGCGTCGTTGACCGCAATGCCAGCAACGAGTCCGCTGTCAGCGGATGTCGTCGGTCCCACTGCCTGCCCGAGCAGCACAGTGGAGATCAACCCGGTGGTGATCCAAGCGACGATCCCGCCCTCCACGCACGCAGCGTTGGCCTGGCAGTTCATGAGCATGGCGCTGTACAGAGCGACGCCGTTGTTGGCGGTCGCGTTCGCTCCCATCTCATGCGGTCTCTGAAGTTGCATTTCGTTTCACCTCACTTCTTCAATCAGCCGTTGGTGATGAGCCTGTTAGGCCGTGACGACGTTGTGGTGGAGACCCAGCTTCCGGCGCTGCTTGCAGATGTGCTGCGCACGGAGAAGGATCTTCGACCAGATTGCGTCCTGGTCGTAAGGCTCCACGAACGGAGTCGTGACGAAGTTGACGCGAGACGAAACGACCAGCTCCAGCCAGCGCGTGTTCAGGAACAGAGCGCACGCCTCGGCGGCGACTGCGTTCAGGTCCACCGAATCGGTGGCCGTCGCGCCGAAGCCTGGCATGAACTCGCTCCAGAACATGAGAGCGCCCTTGAACTTGACGGTCTCGAAGCCAGCCGAAGCGGCGGCCTCGTCACCGTAGTTCCCGTAGCGCTGCTGCGGCTGCAGGCCCGCCTCGTAGAACTCGAAGTAGTCCTGCGAGGCGAGGATGAGATCGACCGCATCGTTGGTCGAGCCCTTGGAGCAGTTGTTGTAGAGATTCGCCATCTCCAAGAACATCTCGGCGAAGGTGTGCGTGGCACCAGCGGGGGCACCCAGCTTCACCTGGTTCCTCCACCACGTCTCGGTGTTCTGATTGATCGCGTGGATCCCGTCCAGGTTGGAGAACTCCTTCTGGATCAGGTAACCGAGAGGGTTGAAGTCCTTGCCGTTGTTCCCGGGCTGATGACGCCTGGTGGGCTGTGCGCCCGTGGTGCCGACGATGCCCTGAATGAGCAGCCTTTCCAGCTCCTCCTTCATGGACAGCTCGGCGATGTCCACCTTGTCTCGGAGCAGATCGCGCTTGGCGAACTCGCCCTGGTTCTCGTCCATCTCCTGGCCCGAGATGCCAACGGTCGTCGCCATGTTCTTCATGTCGTCGTAACCGCTGGTCTGCTCGTCGGTCGCGTTGACCGTGAGGTTCTCGAACTTGGAGTAGGTCTTGGTGTTGGTGTTCTTGGCCCAGATCACTGGGACGCGAACCTTGGCGCCACCCGTGTAGGGGCGGATACCCCGACCCATGCCACGGTCCCGACCCCGACCACGGTTCTTCATGTACCAGATGTAGCCGATCCCGGCGTGCACCTGGTCCACGAGTTCCCCGCGCATTTCGTCCATCGTGGTCGAGAAGAGCGACGTCCAAACTCTGGTTTCGGATACCGAAGCCATTTGTCACTCCCTCAGAAAAGCTCGCCTCTCTGAAGCCTCGTGATGTGCTGCTTGCGAGCTTTGAGATAGGCCCGGTCGAAGGCACTCATCCCAGCATCTTCCAACGCCTCATTGGCGTCCTTGCTGATCTGCCTGCCCTTTGTGTTACCGAGCTTCTCCCGGGGAGGAGACGCCGTTTCTTTCGATTTGCGACGATACCCTTCCAGCTCTTGAGCATCACGGTAGTCCTCGATCACAGAGACGAGTTCCTGTCCGTTCCGAAACACGCGGCCCTTGTTCTTGGCCCACTCCACGATTGCGTCTTCCTCGGCCTTGGAGACCTTCAGGTTGACACGGATCATGGATGTCTCGATTTCGTTCAGGCGTCTCTGCTGCGTATCAACAAGACTGTTGATTTTGCGTTCGAGGGCTCTCACTTGGCTCGAAGAGGCCCTACCGACACGATTCAGGACTTCACGAAGCTCCTCGGCGTCATCAGGAAGGTCCCCAATGTCGTAGGGGATCTCCTCGTTCACCTCGTCCTCGTTGTCCACGGATTCGCCCGCTGACTGTTCAGACAGGAGCTGCAGGGCTTGCCGGAGCTGATCTTGCGTCTCCCGCAGTGCCCTACGGTCTTCTGCCATCTGAGCCAGCAGTTCGTCGGTGGTAGGCGTTTTTGAAGCGGAGACCGTTTCCTCCGACTCATCAGAATCGGCGGGCTCTTCTTCGGTGGGCTCGTCGACTTCGGCCTTGCCTTGGCGCTCGGCCTTACCCAGTCGGTCGTCCTCGTCGAGGATCTTTTGCATCTCCACTTCGAGGTCGTCGATCTTGGGCTCATCGGTAACGGCTTCAGCCGTTTCCTGGTCTTTGCGAGGTGCCACGTTACCCTTCCACCACACTGGGGCCTAAGCCCCGTCCACAACTGCAACGAGAGTCAGCGATCCATGTTCGCTTCGCTCATGGCGATTGCGATGGCTTGCTTCCTACTCGTCACCTTCTGACCAGAAGAAGACCTCAAGGTTCCGGCCTTGAACTCGGACATCACCTTGTGGACCTTCTTCTTGTTCCGCTTCTTCCGACCTCTGCGCCGGGATCTGCGGTTCTCTTCCATCTCGGAGTCGAAGCTCATGACATCCCCTCAGATGCCTGCGCCAGTCTTGATCCGAGGTGGCTTCTGGATCGGAACGCCCGACGGGTGAAGCCCTCCGGGGTTACCGCTTGGGTAGCTCCCGCCCGAGTTGGGCTTGTCGGTCCCCTTCTCGATGGGCTTGCTGCTCTTGGGCATCGTTTCACCTCCGTCAGTAGTATTTGCGGCCTGCCTGCCGCCTGCGGGCCCGAACATCCGCACTAGGTTCACGGACATACAGACCCTGCTCTTTCATGATTCTACGATGATGTTGGGGGCTTTCGACAAGTACTGGTTCTGAACCGAGGTTCTCGTCGAGGAGCGGGTAGCGCCCCTTCGCCACGGAATCGCCGTCGATTCCGGCTGATTCGAGCCGGAAGTCCCTGCGCATCTTAGAGTTACAGATAGAGCACTCGGGCACCAGCTCACCGCTCTCCATCTTGGCGACAGAGCAGATGATGGTCCTACGGCTTTCCTTGTGCTCGTCGCACTTGTAGCAGTAGGTCGGCATCACTTGCCCCCGTTGTTGCTCGGGACGCGCTCGACGGCTCGGTCACGCAGGCTGCGCCCGATTGCACGGCCCTCGGTGGTGCGTCCCTGCTCTGGACCTTGCCCGGTTGCCTTTGGACCGCCGCCTCGATCTGGAGCTGCCTGGGCTTTCGCGTCTGCCTGGCTCTGGACCGCAGACTCTTGCTCCTGCCCCTGCTGCATCATCATCTGGGCGATCTGAGTGAACTCCTGAGCCATCTGCGGGTCGTGGCGTCTCCACGCCGTGAAGAACATCTTCACGAAGCTCGGGGACGAGAAGGCGAACTGGGGCCCCAGCACCTGGAGCAGGGTCGTGAGGTCCTGCCGTTCGGTGCGGTCGTCGTGTGGCTCCAGCTCGCCGAGTTCGATGTAGGTCTCGAAGTGGCCCTGGATCTGGACGCTGGAGAGCTGCACCGAGGAGAAGACCTTCCCGTCTGGCCCCTCGACCTGAACGGCCATGGGGATGTCGAGGTTCTCCTGGAGGCAGGCCAGCATCATGTCGGCGTGGTGCTTGAGCCCGGCGGAAACCTGGGCGCGCTTGTCGTTGTCGCGGGCAGTGCCACGGGATTCGACGATGGCGGCCTGGGTTGCCGTGCCCGAGCCCGCGATGTTCCGCGCCTCCGGGGCCGAGCCCATGATCTCGGAGAAGTCCGAGATGTAGCTCGCCAGGTTGGCGTAGATCGCCGGATCGAGCGGGGCGTCCTTCAGCGGGGCCACCTGGCTCGGGTCGCCACGCTCCAGCTCGATGAAGATGCCGTCGGTGTTGTCCTTCAGCTTCTCCCTCTCCCTGGCCGAGAGCACGCCCTTCCGCCCGAGGTACTTCCTGCCGTAGCGCCCCATGTGGGTGAGCAGCATGGACTGGCCCTCGTTGTAGGCTTGCGCCAGCGGGCGAGCGGACGTCACGTCGGGGATCGGGTAGAACTCGCCGATGACCTCGTGGAACTTCATGTACGAGAACGACGAGTGGTCGATGTACTTCGGGTACTTCACGATGGCTGCTGGCTTGGTGAATCCATCGACGATGTAGCTGATCTCGCGCTTGATCGGATCGAAGCACTTGTAGCCCCAGATCCGCATGAGGTCACGGTCGTTCATGGTTGGGTCGAAGCCCTGCGCCTCGGTTGGCGCGTCGGTGAGAGCTGACTTCTGGCTGGCCTTGAGACGAGACCTGGCCTTACGCGACAGCCCTTCCTGGTCGATGAACTTCGCCGCGTCAGAGATCTCGCGCTTGTGCTCGAACAGCTCGGAGTCCATGAACTCGTTGTACGTCCAGCTCATGCGCTTCGCCACCCAGGAGTGGTCATACGGGTTGTTCCCGCCTTCTGGGTCCTGGCGCATGTCCGTGTAGTGAACGAACTGGCTACGGAAGTAGTCGGCTGGGTTCCTGGTATCGACGACGAACTTGTTCCCGCCGCGCCGGATCGGGCGCCCGCGCTCGTCGAGCTTCGGGGTTCCGCCGACGAAGTCCATGAAGATTCCCTCTGGCGTATGCTGAATGATCAGCTCGCCGATCTCCTCGTCCTTGTTTCGCTCCGGGTCGAGGCCCTCGTCCGGCGTGTAGGTGACCTCCATGACTCCGTATGCCAGCTCTGATGCGAGCAGGCAGAGCCGCGCCTGGCGCAGGAAGTCGTTCTTCGGGTTCATCATCACGTAGTTGAGCACCGACTCCGCCGCCATGCGCGCAGTCTCCCCTGCCGGGCCGAGGGGTCTGCGGGCACGCAGGTAGAAGTGCGGGATCTTCCACATGATGTTCGCGTTGGTCGCGGCGAGAGCGGCCAGCACGCGATTGACGATGAGCACCTTGCCCTCACGCATGAAGGCTTCGAGTTCTTCGAGCCGCAGGTTCTCGGGGATCCCTGGGCTGCCAAGCTGTTGCCCGACATAGAACTCTTCGTTGCGCTTGAACTCCTCCCAGAACGGGGTCGCGTGTGCCTCCGAAAGGCGAACGCGGTTCTCCCAGAGCTTCACGACGTTACTGCGCCGGGTGCCCTTCTTCCTGTCTGCTAGAACGGCGTTGAGCAATCCTGATTTGGCTGCCGATCTGGGCGGTGTGGATGTCGCCTTCTTCCGGCGGGCTGGCATTGGCCCTCACCTCCTTCCAGAAATCCTCGATGAGAACATCGACTCTCTTCTTGAACTCAGCTTGGAACTGCCTGCGTTCCTGCTCGTGCAGGAACTTGAAGCGTTCGTACTGCGAGACACACGTCTTGCACAGGTCCAGAACTTTTGCGTGGCTGTCGAGAAACGGGACCCGGGACGCGTCTTCATTGTTTGTTAGATCGGTCACTTTGCCCGCTTCCCAACAGCCATCACAAAAAATGCGTCTCATGCTGGCTCAATCACCTTCGGGCTAAGTACCCTCCCGCAGTTGACGCAGTAGAGCTGCATCGGTACGAGAGGTCCCTCGATCTCTTCTTTCACGCTCGGGTCGCAGCCGCACTGGTAGATTGCATACGGCTTCCGGTTCTTGCGACGCTCTTCCTCGATGGCGAGGCGGTTCTTCTGCCACCACTTCTCGCCTACCCGAGAACGCGTCCGTGGGCTCTCGCCGCTTCGTTTAGTTGTTCCTCGTGCCATCCCCACGTTCCTGGTCTGTAGTCGATGACGCCAGGTTCATCGAGTCCCTGTGACAGCAGGAAGTACTTGTCGCTGTCGAACGGGTCGACGTAGCGCCGGATGATCCCTTCGCGCAGTTCGACCTGTGTGTTGGGGCTCGGGTCTCTCCAGGCGAGGCGTCTGTAGCAGCGAATCGTCTGCTTGCACCTGGAAGAGATTCTGTACTTTGGGCGCTCTTTGTTGTTCCAGAGGTTGCCCTTGAGCAGGTTGATGAACGCCAGGTCCACCCCTGGCTCGTTGCGTCCACGGTCGACGTGGACCCCTTCTTCGGCGAGCAGGTCTCCGATCGACACCAGCTCGCTGCCTTTGTGCTGTGAGCGATTCCAGATGGAAGGATCACCGATGATGCCGCGAAGGAGCGGGAAGTACGGCTTGCGTTTCAGCAGCCTCGCCTGCTCGGCGGCAGGAGTATGGCTTTCGACGATCTCGTCGATCTTCACGATGTCGTCCAGGCTGAAGACAGCGTAGATGCCCCATGAGCATGGAAAGTGAATCCCGTAGTCGTATGAGGCATAGAGCGGAATGTTGTCGTCGACATCAGGGGGGTCGATGATGACGTTGACACTCAGCTCATCGAAGTCGGCGAAGACGCGTTGGCCTGTCATCGCGCCGAAGTCGATCTCCATCTCCTGCCGCCACTTCGGTCCAGTGGGCCCACCGGGCCAAGCAGTGGAGAAGTGCTTGTACCACTTCCTCCCCTGCTCGGTCTCGGTGTTCTTGTCGGGGTCGGCGGAGTAGTGGATCGACATGACTGGTGCTCCAGCCGTCGTCTTGTACTCCTCGATCCCCCTCATTGGACCGTGAAGGTGGCTTCCTTCTGGCTTCGGGTCTTTCACCGCTTCCGTTTCTGGGTCTTCATGAGGCCCTCGAAGAGAGTGTTCTTGGCTGTCGAGTAGATTCCGACCGCCGCCAGCGTGTCTGTCGCTCCTGCTGAGAGTGCGTCCGGCAGCGCAATCCCTAGCTGGGTTGCGAGCTGGTAGAAGACAGCAGCAGTGAAGATGACGATTGGGATTGCCTTTGTCGAGAACGAAGGCCAGAACATCGGCACGACATGCTTCAGGATGAGTCCGAAGATGACGGCGAGAATGGTGGTGATGTCCACGATGTCTCCTTTCAGACGGCGAGTTCGTAAACGTCGCCTTGCTCAACGAGCTTCCCGAAGTACGTGTCAGGCGCAGCCGAGGAAATGAAGATGCCGCGCCCTCCGCCCTTGATCATCGGGAGCGCCGCCATGTACGACGCCTCGAACTCGGGCTGGAAGCAGCACTCGTCTCCGATGACAAGCGTTGCCGTGTAGCTTCGGAACATGTCCGGCCCCTGTGGGATACCCCAGATGGTGCCGCCTTCGGGGTAGATCAGTTCTCCCCGAAGCCCCTTGAGCCCGTTGGCTCTCATGAAGGGTGGCATGGCGCGCTCGATGAAGGCGCACCGTGCGTGATACCAAGAGTTCTTGTAGACCAGGTTCCAGGCGTCTTCGGCCTTCTTGGTCTGGATCATCGTTCTGGCGTTGTCGGAGAACCTGGTCTGGTGGGTTGCGTAGGCGCAGGCGAGCCATGTGAGCATGAGCTGCCGCGACTTGATGATGTAGCCGATCCCGCCCTCGTCGAGGGAGTGGAAGAAGTCCAAGGCTTTGAAGAGGTAGCGTTTACGTGGGAACGGCTTTCTGCGTGCGCTCGAATCGTGCTCGTCGATGGTGCGGACGAATCCTCCGAAGACGTAGTACTCGGGGTCATCGGCGGCCCGCTTCAGGACCTTGGCGATCTTGTCCTCTGACGGGTTGGCCCCGAGCCCGAGTTCGCGCCGGAGCGCTCGGTCGAGGTCTGGGAGGAGTGCCGGGAGATCCGGCTTGAGGGTATGTTCGCCGCCCCACCGCACAGGCACCACATCCAGGCGGAGTGGGAGTTGGCTCGGCTCACCCACATCCAACTGTTGGATGGTGCCTTGAGCGCCCCCCGGCGAGCCGAGGAGAGGGAGTCGGCCCCCTCCATTCACTCCGCTGGGGAGAAGCCTGGGGTCGTTCGGTGGGATCTGTCAAGTAGCGGGCCCGGAGAGGGGGGTCCTTCAGCTCCAGCAAGCGGAAGGCGCAATGGCTCCCCGGGCCCACCGTCGATGCTATCAGCTCTTCGGGTCCCACTCGAAGTGAATGTGTGGGCCGCCCTTGGTGTTCTTGGACTCGTCGATCACGTCCCACTCTTCTCCGAGCGCTTCGCGGCATTCCTCGACGATCTGCAGGACGGCAGCCGCAGGCACTCCGGCGTCGAAGGCGCACCCGGTGAAGTGCTTGGACCCTCGCATGTGCTTGCCCTCGGTGATCGAGGTGATTCGCAGCTCGCCCCCGTTGTACTTCAGGTAGATGCCCTCGACGATCTGTGCTCCGAGCGATACTTGCGGGCTCATGCCCTTCATGCTCACGCCTGGCTTGAGTCTCAACGCTTCCTCTCTTTCTTCGCGTGTTGGATGTACACTGCGACGCACTGGAACACGTAGCACTCCAGATGCATTGCCTCACCCGGCTGGATGATCATCGACTCTGAAACGGTGTCGTCATCCGGGCGCCAGACTTGGGCTCCACGGATCGAGTCGTTGCAGCTCGCGCACTGGCGAAGATCCCCGCCCCTCACGTCCATCAGTCGTCATCCTCTCGGAAGCGTCGATGGGACTCTCCATCGAACTTCGGCGGCTTCCATGACTTCGGAAGCACCTTGATCAGATCACCCCCAAAGTCTTCCAGAGAGGCACGCCAGTTGTCGAGGTCCTCGAAGAGGATCTTCTCGCGGATGTTGTAGAGCTTCGACAGTCTCTCGCGCATGGCCGGATACGGCGCCAGTCGGCCAAGCTCGGCGTCCTTGACCGCTTGCGGGGAGACATCCGCCAGCTCCCCAGCACGCTGGATGGAGAGCTGGCAGAGAATCCTTGCCTGTCGGATCCGTGTCATGAACACCGACTGGCGTGGAGCAGACTTGTCGAGCCTGCTTCTTTGGAACTTAGGCATCCTGTTTTTGCGCCTGCTGTTGCATGGCCGCTTCGCGGGCCGCCTGTTGTTTCGCTTCGAGTTCATCGTTCTTCCTCTGGATTGCCCACGAGCAGACACGATGAGCGGCTTGCGGATCGAGCCCTTCGAGGGCGGTTGCGACGCGGCGCATTGCCCTGACTTCAGGATCTTGGCTGATCTTCAACTCTCGCCTCCTTCTTCCCTGACGACTTCGGTGACGGTGATGTACGTCTTACCGTCTTCTTTGGTCTCGATTGTGTAGCCTTCCTCCGGGTCGAGACCTTTTTCCTGGAGGAATCGCTCGCACTTCTTTGGGCGCTTGTACCAGTCCCACGGGACTTCCCAGCTCCGCGACTTGATGGTGTAGCGGACTTCGGTTCTTTTTTCCGTGGCGCACCCCCCTGGAAGAACGGCACCGACATGATGCCGCGCTTGTTGCACTCGATGATGAGGAACTCCATGATCCCTCCTCCGATGATCTTCCGCGCATGCGTGAAGATGAGCACCGAGTCTGGGCGCTCTTCGGCGAGGGCCTTGAGGATTGCCTCCTCTGGGTCTTTCTCGTAGTGGCTCACATACTTGATGCCACGGCGCTGCGCGATCATCTCCATGATTTTCGATGGGTAGCCTTTGATCTTGCAGCAGACGATTGCAGTTGGTTCCATGCTCATGGTGATCTGCTCCGCCATGTTCGCGTCGCGGAACTGCTCGGTCATGAAGGCGAGCACGACGCTACGGGCCCGGTCGTTGTCGGCCTCTACGGTTGCGCGGGCGAGGTCGAGGGCGGCTCGGCGGAACTCCTTGTCCTCAGTTGACCGTTCCATCGGGCCTCCAGATCTTCTTGTTGTCCCACTTGATCGCGGACTTCTTCAGCTCTCGTGCCATGTCGACGACTTCGAGGGCATGCTCCGTGTACGGTTCCGGCAGGCTCGTCCCCATGAGCGAGTCCCCTGAAGTGTTCCACACAAAGAGAACGAACCCCTTGAGGTCCTTCGCCATCAGGAGCCTGAGCGCACGCTGTCTGTTTTCCTCGAACGCTTGCGGCGTGTTCAGCTCCTTGTCGTCCGGCGTTTCGATCTCGTGCTTCTTCTGTTCATCGCTCATCGGATCACGTTCCTGTTCTTGAGGGGTGACTTGTACTCGTCTCCCTTGGTTCTGGCCTTGCGGCTCCCTTTCTTCTTCTTCGGTCGCGGAGGTGGCGGTTTCCCGGCGCGGCGGTCGCACAGCTCTTTGGTGTGCCGCAGCGACGAGAAGGTCTCGAACTGCACGGGAGGCTGCGAGGCGCCACCGAGGAACGACTGCCACACCTCTGTCTTGCACTCGGGGCATTCGACGAGGTGTCCGAGGCAGCCGCAGATCTTCGCCGTCATGAGGGCTTCGATGTACGTAAGGTTCTCCCGGTTGTACATGGCGACGACGAACTCGTACTCGTTCATGATCTCGCCGGACAGCGTCGAGTTGACGAGCAGGCTGATCGCACGGTACGAGGCGGCGCGTTGCACGTCGAAGTCTTTCAGCGTCTCCTTGCCGGACTGCGAGAAGAGAGGCACGGTTGCTGGCTTTCCATCTGGGAGGATGCAGTAGCATCGGACGACGAGGCATCCGCCCTTGTCGTGGGCCTTCATGTCGTGCTTGCAGCCGGGACACGGAGAGACGATAGGCTTCTTATCTACCATGGCCACTACCATTGATCTCCTTGATGTCGAAGCTGGTGAGCGGATCCTGCAGGTAGAGCAGCAGCGGGATCTGTTTGTTCAGGTTCTCCACGAGGAACTCCCGGTGTTGTTCGAGCACGATGTCGAACAGCCTGCTGAATCGTTCCTGGTCGCTGATCGCTGCTTCAGGTCCTGCGAGCCCCACGGGTCCGAGGCTCATTGCTCCGCAGGCGAGTCCGAGCAGTTTCACGAATGCTCGTCTGTCCATGGTCACCCTTCCGCTTCCAGGCCGCCCTCCCTTGCCCTCCAAAGGATCGCCTTCTCTCCTCCGGTGGTCAGCGCGGTTTGGCCCGTGTTGTAGACGAGTCCGAGTTCGACGAGCTTGCCTCGGGCCGGGTTGACGCTGGAGTAGCGGATGCCCGTTTCGAGGTGGATCTGCTCGTCGGTGGCCGGGTGATCGAGCAGCAGCTCGTAGATCTGGCGCATCTGTGTTCCTTGGCGTGGCAGGTTGTGCTGCATGGCCACGATGCTGGTCCACTGTGTGCGGTGGCCTGAACGGGATGCCCTCGGCTGATCGCCACAATCCCCTTGGGTGTCTCCGTCCAGGCCGAGCCGCAACTGTTTCTCAGCGGACGACATCATCTCGGTGTGCCCTGTACCACATGAACATGGCGAAGTTTGCGACATCGACCGCTTCCCCCTCGATTGTCTTCTTGCTCACCATGATGTTCCCGATGCTCTCGACCAGCTCACCAGCTTCTTCGAGGATGCGCTGCATGATTTCGTGTGGGAGCATCTCTTTCCAGCCGCGCTTGTGGGAGTTCTCTCGCAGCTTGTCCACCATCTCTTGGGCGAACTCCCAGACTGCCTTCTCGATCTCTGGCGCTTCCTTGTAGATGAAGATGGCTCGTTCGACCTCTTGCTGTCCGAACGTGTTTGCAGAGATCGGGTCGTCCAGGACGTGGCTCTTGTTCTGTTCGAGCGCTTCGAGCCGCGAGAGCAGGCAGGTCAGAATGCGAGCCAGGGTTGGGTTCGAGACTCCAACCGCTTCACAGTCTTGTTCGATGGTCATCTTGCCACCTGTTTCACGACGCGGACGACGACCCAGATGAGTCCTGTGATCAAGAAGGTGGTGACAAGCATGGTCAGCGCGCCGAGGATGAACGAGATCGCGTCTCCTGCGGTCGCGTATCCCCACCCCATCCCGTTGCCGACGCTGTCGCTCATCTCGGCACAGGTGCCCCCGAGGCCGATGACATAGAAGACTGCCCAGATCGTCAGAAAGGTATCTCTACGCATTGCTCTTGCCCCCAGTGTCAGGAACGTACTTTCCGTCGTACCTGGGGTAGAGGTGGATGACCTTCTCGTGGTCGACCCCGAATCCGCACTTCCCCTGGCCGTGCTCGTGCGGGTCTGGAGCCCGACACGAGACCCAGCCCCTCCAGCCGAGCCCGTACAGATTGGCGAGCTGGTGGGCGTCTAAGTAGTGGGATTCACCGTCACTTGCGCTGGTTACGAAGCCTGGATGGACCATGTAGACGATCTCCATTGCCTCACCCCCAGAAGCATCCTAGACAACCCCCGCCTTGTAGTCTACACTTTTCTTCGCGTAGGAGGAGACGCCTTCCGGGGGCGATCCCGAGGCTACGGTCGAGGGGTACTCCTACGTGCACACCACAACATGTAGTATTTGCAGAGGGGGTGAACCACAATGGCTTCTCTCAAGACTGTCAGGAAGCATCTTCTGCAGGCCAGGGCCAAGGCTCGAATGAAGCGCCGCAAGCGCGCCTCTGAGATCGAGAGGTATCGCAACGGGTCTACTCCCTGGTACAGAATCCTCGGCCCGGAAAGAGAAGAAATCATCCGGCGTTACGAAAAGGCTTGACGCTCATCCTCCGAAGTCTGCATGATTATCTTGCCTCCAGTACTGCTGTGAAGCAGCACACCAAGAGTCTCCGAGGCCAGACCGAATGGTTGTCACCCATCGGCTGTGGACATCGCCCTGAAGCTCTCAACCTGTCGGAGCTTTGAAGGTGTCCTTACTTCGTTGCTCGGAAGGGCAACAGGAGTGCTTCTTCGCCAGGGCTTCTTCTTCTCCAATACGTGCCCGTGGCTACAACGCTCGCTCCGAACAGCCTCGGCTCACCCACCAACAACATCCTGCATGGGACCCAACGTCCGAGCACTCGGCTGCTCGTCGCTCGACGTACATGCAAGAATCTGCTCACGCACTCCAAGAACTGGCACAATTCCGCAGAGACTCCCCGTATTGAGCGAAGATGGGACGTGCAGGGGGTTCGCGCCGCTTTCTGGGGTCAGCGCGAGACTGGGCCGTGCGCACGCGTTTCAGGAGTGCCCCGGGGCGTGCAAGCAAAAGCGCCCGGCTGCCCCGTCCTTGGACGCGTGCACGGGGCGCCTTGCTAGGCCAAGCGCTTGGCGCATCGCAACATGTTGCACGCGTTGGGTTTGCGAGTCTGCCCCGTGCTAGGCGCCGATTCCTGCCCCGTTGAAATCCCCTGCGCCGAGTAGTATACTTGGCACATGGCCAAGGCACCGTGCCTGGCCTTTTGCACAAAAGGAGAAGGAAATGAAATCGCCTAGGACCGGACGCACATACAAAAGCGTCCACGACGCAGCGCTGTTCGAGGGTGAGATCTGGCGCGACGATCTGCGCTTGGGCTGGATCCGGGTAGACTCGCAAACGGTGTGGGTCATCGATGAGGAGCGGCGCGACCACAGAGGCAGGCTGATGCACGTCTCCAGTTTCCGCAAGGACGCAAGAGGATGGCGGATGACCTGGCGGGCGCGCTTCGCCGATTCGGCGATGTGATCGCATCCGGGTAGGCTCGCACGCACAGCAAAAGACTGGAAACCAATTCCGATTGCACCGGAAGGAGGTGACCCATGCTACGCGGTAAGGCATTCGCCATTGTGCTGATCGCCGAGTCCCTGATCGGGCTCGGGCTGATCGTATACATCGGGCTTCGCATCGGCATCTGATCGGGCGAAGCACAAAAGACTGAAAACCGGACAATCGCAAACTGTTTGCATCGCAAAGGAGAATCGAAATGTCTACGTTCCAAGTCATCGTGAAGGGCACGCCTACGCAGGCTGCCAAGGCTGCTGCAGATCGCGGCATCCCGTTTGTCTACGCTCGGCACATCAAGCGCTTCTCCGAGACAGTCGGGCTTGTCAACTCGGAGCACGAGGACAAACTGCATGCCTGGCTCGCTGAAATGAAGGAACCGCCATTCCCAGCGGGTACGCTGCTCTTCTGGAATGACGCGTATCCTCTGAAGCATGAGACATTCGACGTGGAGCAGCTCTGCGCATGCTCCGACCCTGGATGCCCCGTGCATCCCAGAGAAGACTGCTGCCATCGGTACGGGCGCGCCGTGCTGTACCGGGTAGACATGGAGGATCATACGGGCACGCGCTTCTGCACGATGTGCAAAGCGGATGCCTTGGACTCTGGGCTGTTCTATTCCAAGTCGTGAAGGAGAGTGAAACCATGCTGGAAATCATCGCATGCGTAGCAATCTACGTGCTGTGTGCAATCGTGCTGTACCGTGAACTGTTCGGGAAGGAGTGAATGCAATGTACAATCCGCAACATCTCAAAAGGTGGAATGGCGAGGATCCCGCGATCCGGTGCCGGTCAAACTACATGGGCGCAGACTGCAGCGAATACTTCCAAGGCCCCATGGTGACGCGTGACAGCGGCGTGCTAGAACGCTCAAACTTCGAGGTGATCAAAGCGGACATCGAGCGAATACCAGAGCCCAAGGGCTGGAAGCACGACGATGCGCCCGTGCAGGTGCTGCGCTTCGGGCACTGGGCTTGCGGATGGTTTGAGGTGCTCTGCGTGCACGAGGATGCCGAGCCCCAGCTCCGAGCCTTGGATGAATGGCACAAGGCACTGGAGGACTACCCTGTTGCAGACGACGAGGACTACAGCAACAGGGAATGGGAACAGGCATCCGAGCGCTGGGAACAGATGAGCCTGGGTGATCGGTACGATCTGATCGTGGGGCTCGCAGACTACGCTCGGCCTAGCATCTTCTGCATTCGCAGAGACTGCATGCCCGACGATCCCGCCGGGCACGTCTACGACTACCTACGCAGAGACTGAAGGAGGAACGCGTCATGATGGCATACGATCTGAGCAGCATCGATAAGGCAGAAGTCCGCAGTCTGGTTGCAGATCTGCGAACCGTTGAAACCCCGCATCTCACAAAGCGGGAACGTGCACGCGCCGTGCGTGCGCATCTGCGCCATGCAATCCGGCGCATGCTGGATTGCGCACCGGAGGAGATGTGCAGCGATACGTGCGCCAAGTGTTACGCCTCGAATCACATGTACTGCGAGGACAAGCCATGCGACTAGCACTCTACCATTTCCTCGTGGCCATGCCGGGCAAGCGCGGCAGGGCACGACGCTACTACGTGCGCATGCCTTCCGGCGTCTACGTGGGGTTCTTCTGGAACCGCAGGGAAGCCGAGAGGTTTGCGCGAACAGGCTACGCTCCAGCGGTGAGCGTACTAGGCTACGTGCCCAAGGCAAGGCGCGTAGGATGGCTCGAAGCCGAAGCATTCACTGCAGCATCAAAGGAGAAGTGACATGTCCCGCAAACTCATGAAGCAAACGGAATGGCGCACTCTACCGAACGGAGATGAGGTACGCGCCGAGTACGGGTTCCATTACATCCGAGGCAACCGTCGTGCGTACTTCAGCATCACGGGAACGGTCAAGCACAAGCACGGCGGAGTCTCTGGAGGATGTGTGCACGAGACCATCGCCGAGGCATTCCCAGAGCTTGCACATCTCGTGCGCTGGCACCTCGTGGACGATGACGGCGTGCCCATGCACTACGTGACAAACGCGTGCTTCCTAGCAGGTGACAGGGACTGCTTCGGGTATCGCAAAGGCGAGCAGAGGCGGGACCGGAACGGCACGCCGCTCTGGCACTACGTGAAGCCCGACCGCTGCGCAGTCGTCGCATCCGAGGAGAGACCAGAGGACAGGGGCTCATGGGAGCCATGCCTCGGGGAAGGCAAAGAGCCCGAGCTGGACGCAGCACGCAGAGCCGCATGCTGGCCAGACGCAACCGACGACGACCTGACTGCGCCCGGACTGAGGGAACGTCTGCTGGCTCGGCTCCCGATGCTCAATCAGCAGATGAGAGACGACATGCACGCTGCAGGCGTGGAGTACTTCCCCGAGGAGTTCTACGCCGAGCAGTACGATACCCCGACCCCGGCAGAAGAGGAGAAGTGAAATGCTGTACCTGGTGACACGCTACCGCAAAGTCTACGAGCGTGCGCTCGTGGAGGCAGACGACGATGTGTCAGCCTTCGAGAAGGCAGACGACGACGACTCCCTGCAATGGGAGTTCTACGACGGTGAGACTGAAACCATCAACGCAGAAGAGTACAAGCAAGGGCTACCAAAGGAGAAGTGACATGCGTAGGCCAGACGTTTCCAAGCGCGAGCTGCAGGAGTGGCAAGGGTGGATGCTGACAATCCAAAGCCGCATCATGGCAGCACACATGGCGGATGAGTTCGAGGATCTGCCGGAGCCAGCACGCAGCATGGCAGAGACAGCAGAGAGACTCGAATCCCTGCTGGTTGACTTCGCACGCGTCGTGCATCCGCCCAAAGCACGGGAGTGCCCCGCATGCTTCATGGGCAACACGAGGGAACGCAAGCACGAGATCAGGGATCAGACTGCAATCATGATCCGCTTCATGGTCTGCCTCGATTGCGGGAAGGAGTTCACGCAGACGTTCGAGTTCACCGATGAAATCCCGTTCTAACCATCCATTGCACCGGAAGGAGAGGACATGTTCCAAAGCATGCACGAGGCGCTCGAATACGTCGGGCGCCTCTCGGAGCCGAGCAAGATGCCCGGGTTCGCATTCGGCACGCCCGCGTGGGAATGCAAGCTCGGCGTCATCCTGCATGGCATCAAAGGCACGGTGTGCAGCGGCTGCTACGCACTGAAGGGGAGATACCCCATGCCCACACACAAGGCGGCGCAGTACAGGCGCTTCCATGCAATGCGCAAGCCACACTTCGAGGATGCCATGGTCTACATCCTGACTCGAAGTAGAAGCAAGCGCAGACTGTGGATGAGGTGGTTCGACTCGGGCTCCACGCAAGGCAAGCATGATGTCGCGCTCATCATGCGCATTGCCAAGCGTAGCCCAGAGACAAAGCACTGGGTTCCGATCAGGGACTACGACCACCTGCTGGACTACGTGAAGGAGGGAGGTGAGATACCACGCAACGTGGTGGTGCGCATGTCCGCTCACAAGCTGCAAGGCAAGGCGCCGGACTTCCGCATCCCGCGTGTCAAGCAATCCACCGTGGATGGCCCCGGGTTCCCGTGCCCGTCCATGGATCAGGGGCACGAGTGCGGCGAGTGCCGCGCCTGCTGGGACGCACGCGTCAAGTGCGTCTCGTATCGCAAGCACTAGGGGATTGATCCCCAGTGCCAGACTGTGGTAGTATACGTTTTGCCATGAACCTTGCACTCGAAAAAGGAGACGATCATGTCAGCGAAGTATGATGCCATGCTCATCAACTGTGTCATGTGGTACCTGGTCAACCACAAGTACCGCATCGTGAAGGAACTGTTCGACGACGCAGCGGAGTACTACAGGCAGGAGTGGATGGACCGTGACCCGGCGCAGTTCTGGCTGCACCTGGACAGCGCAAACCAAGTGCGCCTGCTGAAGATGGTCAAGACGCACTACACGGCGCAGCTCGCAACCGTGCAGAAGGAGGCTGAGTGAGATGAGCGAACTGGCACCCATCGATGAGCCCATCGAGCGCCAGCACATGCTGGACGAGGAACGCCGCTGCCCTCGATGCGGAGGCGAAGGCTGCGAGGAGTGTGACCGGGAGGACGAGGAGATCTGCAGCGAGTGCGGCGAGCAACCAGGGGTCGTGCGCATCGGCTGGCCTTGGGTCAAGCACGAGCGCTGGCTCTGCGCGCTGTGCGAAGAGAAGCAGCAGTCCAAAGGCGACGACGGGCCAGACCCGTGCGAAGGATACAACGAACAGTAGCACCGAAGGAGGAGTCATGAGAGAGATCAAGGCAACACCACTCTTCGACATCGGGGAGAAGGTGTACACAGTCGAGCGCTTCAAAGACACCATGCTGGTAGTCGAGAAGTGCAAGACCTGCAACGGCAGCGCCATGGGGATCTGGAAGCGCGACGACGGTGCCACCGTGCGCGCAAGCTGCCCGGCGTGCCGAGGCGATGGCAAGCGTCAACGACGCATCGATGTGTGGAGGTGGCGCCGTGGCATGGTGTTCGTTGTGCAACGCATCGAGGTGCACTGCCACGCCAGCGGCAAGCAGACCATCCACTACCACGGCGAGAGAAAGACCTATCACGCCGAGGAAAAGGACACATGCGCCTCGGTGGTCGAGGCAACCGATCAGGTCACGTCACGCAATGATCGTCTTGCAGCAAAGGAGAAGGTGAGATCATGAAACGATTCCACGCCATCATCACGACTGATGCCAAGCCACCCTACCCGGTGGACCTCGGCATCATCACTGGCAGCGGGTGGCACGTAGCAGCCAACCGGGCTGTCATGCGGTTCATGTACACCAAGGGTAAAGGCAAGCAGCACACAGAGTTGCGCCTCACCCTCCGCCGCATGAGCGACGAGCCGAAGGACAAAGACTGACTTTTTGCAGGGGGCGGGCTTCCAAACCAGGGGGCCCGCACCCCATACCAGAAGGAGAAGGAAATGTCAGACCTGACCATCAGCATCGACCTCGATGCCATCGACTGGTCCGAGCCCAAGCGGGTGCAGACCAGGTTCGGAGAGCGTGTGCTCCGCACTGCCCCACTACCAGCAGACTGGTGGGAAGTGTGGCGCGTGCACAAGGAGAAGCTGAAGGCAGCAGGCTACTCGTGCTCGAAGGATCCCGAGACCGGGGAGTGGAGGATCGCCCACTGGGGCGCCATCCCCAAGGAAGAGGAAGAGGAGCGCAAGCAGAGTGTCGAGGACTCGATGGCTGCAGGCTCCGACTTCTACGTCCCGGCCCCCGAGGGCTGCGAGTACCTGCCGTACCAGCTCGCCGCTGCCAAGTACGCGGTGCGCCGAAGCGGCACGCTGTTCGGCGACGAGATGGGACTCGGCAAGACCATCGAGGCCATCTGCGTCATGAACCACATGCTCTCGAAGGGAGAGTTCGAGTCGGCGCTCATCGTCTGCCCGGCATCGCTGCGAATCAACTGGATGCGTGAGCTGCGCAAGTGGCTCGTGAAGGAGTTCAGGATCAGCGTCATCGGCATCGACGACTGGCCCGCCAAGCCAGAGATCGTGGTCATCAACTACGACCGCCTGCACCGCTTCCACGAGGAGCTGCGCAAGCGCGTCTGGTCCGTGCTGGTCATCGACGAGGCGCACTACTGCAAGAACCCGAAGGCCAGGCGCACGCAGCAGATCGTCGGGCGCCGGGCATGGAAGGATCAGCCAGCAGTCGCACCGATCCCGGCTCACGTCAGGCTCATGATGACGGGAACACCCATCGTGAACAGACCGAAGGAGCTGTGGCCACTGGTCCACTACCTCGACCCCGAGTACTGGAACCACGGCGGCCACTACATGCGACGCTACTGCGGCGGAGGATGGGGACCATACGGCTACCAGGCCGAGGGCGCACGCAACCTCGATGAGCTGCATCGCAGACTGCGTGAGTCCGTGCTCGTGCGACGGCTGAAGGCAGACGTGCTGACCGAGCTGCCACCGAAGCGCAGGCAGATCATCGTGCTGAACGCCAACGGCGCATCCAAGGTGGTGCGCATGGAACGTGAGATCTACGAGCGGCACGAGCGTGACATGGCCGAGGCCACGCTGGCCCGTGAGACTGCCGAGACCGAGGAGGACTACCAGCGGGCAGCCAAGCGCTTGCAGCATCTGCGCAAGGTGATGTTCGAGGAGATCTCACTGGTCCGGCACGAGGTGGGACTGGCCAAGGTGCCACACGTCATCGAGCACCTGCAGAACACAGACGGCAAGGTCGTGGTGTTCGCCCACCACAAGGACGTGCTGCAGAAGATCGCCGAAGAGGTGGGAGAGGGCAACTACGCCATGGTCACCGGGGACATCGAGATCCGGCAGCGCCAGGCACAGGTCGACCTCTTCCAGCAGGACCCGAGCGTCCGCTTCTTCTTCGGCACCATCGGAGCTGCTGGCGTGGGGCTCACCCTCACTGCTGCGAGCCACGTCGTCTTCGCCGAGCTGGACTGGGTGCCAGGCAACGTGACGCAAGCCGAGGACAGATGCCACCGCATCGGCCAGCTTGAGAACGTGCTCGTGCAGCACCTCGTCTTCGACCAGAGCCTCGATGCACGCATGGTCGAGATCATCGTCGAGAAGCAGAAGATCATCGAGCAGGCCCTCGACAAGGGATCACTCGAAACCACCAGACCAGAAGAGATGGACGGCAGCGTCCTGACTGCAGACGTGGAGTCGGAGTTCAAGGAGAAGGGAGAGGTCATCACTCGGGAGCAGATCAACCTCGTGCATGCCGGGCTGCAGTTCATGGCGCAGCTCGACCCAGACCATGCACGAGCCGTGAACGGTGTCGGCTTCAACAAGTTCGATGGCTACATGGGTCACGAGCTTGCAAGTCGCCCGGCACTGTCAGTGAAGCAAGCGTTGTACGGACGCAAGCTGCTGAAGAAGTACTGGCGGCAGATCGGATGGGATGATCTCGTCGCCATGGGTTGCAAGCCACCGAAGGAGGAGAAGTGAGCAAGCGCACCATCCATCGAGCCACCTACCGGGGCAGGCCAGTCATCCTGGTGCTCCGGTCTGGAGAGAGGATCCGGGCACGGTTCATCGAGCGCCGGAACGACCGTGTAATCCTAAGCAACGGAAGGCGTTACAAGATCAAGGACATCCTGAAGATGATCTGTAACATCGACCGCTTGCATCCGGCATCACGGTAGTCTACACTTTGAGTGTTGGGTTGGGTCTCTGGTGTGTGAGGGCATTCGACCGCCTGCCGTGCCAGAGACCCGCCCGATGAGCACCGAAA